TGGCATCATCCCACTCGGCCCCCGTTTGGAGTTCTCCTGTTATTTCAGAGAGCTCACCAAGCGGGATGACGTCGCGAATCCCAATATAACGATTCGCGTTAGCTTCGGTTGCCGCATTCCGCCGCTCTGCGTCCGCAAGGCGCTGCTGAAGGTCGTCGCCAAGCTCTTTGTTGTGGATCGCAACCCGGTTGCAGTAATCGCGACTATGCTTTATTTCGGCCAGCTCTTCCCGCAAAGCAGCCAGCTCGGATTGGGCGGCGTCTTCGCGATCCATTGTCGACTTCAGGGCGTCACGTAGCTCAATACAATCCTTTCGCTCTGCATCAAAGTCTGATGCCATGACGAATCTGCCTTGAGGATGTTCGAACTCTTCTTCCATATGCCAGTTGATCAGATATCGCTTCACTTCACTCATTTCCAAAACTCCTTGCCGTTTATGAGGTGGGGCGGTTACAGCGGTTCGCTGAAGTCGCCACAATCCGGCGGATCGAAGTCGTCGAATGCCTTCTGGCGGCGCTCGGCGTCGGTCAGGCCGTCTTCGGGCTCGTCGTCTTCGGGCGGCTCCAGGTTGTGGTCGCCGAGGTAGAATCGGTTGGTTAGTTTCATGGTTTCATCTCGTCAGGCTTTGATTTGCATGCCTCATCATGGCCGCATTCGGCGCAGAAACCGCACTCTTGGCACAGAGGAAAATCGCCGTCCATTTCGTAAAGCCCGCACTCTGAACACCCTGCGTCACCAATACAAAACCACCCCATCTTGCGAGTGATAGCGGTGTCATCGATTACGTGCGGCTCCTGCGGTTGAATACTTGCAGCGATCTCGTCATCAGAATTGCTCCGGCCGACGCGCATGTCTGTGAAATTCCAATCGCACTCTTGGCGCAGCGTGTCAGAACCAGACCAAAGCAGTTTTTTGGCCTCCTTGTGAGTTCGCGCAATGCATGCGGCAACCACCGAATATTCGCTAGGATAGCGAGCGCCAGCCGTATACATCTTTAGCGGTTTCATCTTATCGACCATCACAAATACCCCATCCCAGCCATCCACAAAATAACGATCAGCGCGGCGGCCGACCACTTAAGCGTTCTAGCCATGGCGAACCTCGGCATGCCAAACGCCGTTGATGCGCATTGGGATTCGATTCCAGGCGATTGGCGCAATCAGGTCATACCCCATTGATACAAGCTGATCAGCGATCCCTGCAAAGCTGCTGGCGATGATTGGGATGTTCATGCTTCACCTGTTGCCTTGGCGATCGCGGCGCCAGCGTTAAAAATCGCTTGGAAGTAAGAAGTGCAGTCAGGACCGAGGCCTGATTCATCTGCCTGCATCATCGGCATAAGTCGCTGCAACTCGTTGCGCGTTTGCTCAAGGGCCTCAAGCAGATCCGGTGCTGCGGCGATCAGAAGGGCATTTGACTCAAGCTCTTCAGTCAGCATGCAGTCATTGCCCGACTTGTAAACCACCCAGGCGCGGCCACTCATTACCCCGACCATGCGGCCACCATTCTCAACAACTTTCCATTTCCCTGCGGTGTGCTTACTCATTTCAAAACCCCTTCAACGTAGAGAGCGATGACCGCCGCCGTGACGTGCGCGGCGATCAGGATTAATGCGGTGATAAGCGCGACCAACCGAATCACTGGCCGCCGCCGTCTTCAACTGCTGTGTAGGTGACTTCGAAGGTCAGGAAGGAGCGGTCTTCGAAGTGGAAGATTTTCTTGTCGTGATGGCCGTCATCGGAGCGGATCACTTCGCGGCGGATGAAGCTGGTGATTGATGCGCGATACGGGTCGCTTGAGCGGCGTATTGATTGGGCGATGGTCAGCTTGCTGCCGAGAAGGCGCTCATGAATTTCAGTGCCGATCTCAAGTGCCGATTTGCCGCTAGTGGTTGCAGTGTTCATCTCGTTGCTCCTGTCGGGGATTTGGTACTGGCAAAGCCCCGGTTAAGGGGGGCGAGGCTGGTTATGGGCGATCGCTGTGCCAAAGCAGCACGCCGAAGGCTGATGCATAGCAGCGCTCCCCGGTAACTCGGAAGTGTAAAATCGCGTCTTGGACAGCGGCGCGCATATCTTTATCTTGAGCGGTTTGGGCTTGGAAGTTCTTCATCTCGTCTTGCTCCGTTGTTCGTTTCGATGGATTAGATACTATGCCGAGATAATAACTATGTCAAGCGTGAAGGTGCCAATTCTCGCGGACGGCATCGGATATGGCATCCTTGTCACCAGTGACATCGCCGCCAGGCCAGAAGCATTTGAATCCCCCGCCATCCAGCCTGACCAGGACGAAAGCGCCAATCCTCCAGAATTCACCGTCGCGCCTCCACGGCAGCCTATCAGGAGGCGGCGCAATAACCTGAACCAGGCCGACCAGATACCCAGGCTGAAACATCGACTGGTAGCCTCGCAGGGATTCCTCGGCGTTGCCTTCTGGGTCCGGGTCGATTACTCGGCAGGATTTGCCGTCGGTGAAGGAGAGGTCGAAGATTTTCATTTCGGCCTCTTCTGCCATGGCCAGGTTTGAATGGTAATGCTCCCGCAAAATCCAAAAATGCACCACCAAAGCTTCGGTTTATGCCAGCCATAGCTGAATCGGCCTGCCTGGGATTTGTCGAACCATATCCATCCGCCGTTATAAGGACGGCTCCATAGTTTGATTTTCATGCTTTCACCTTGAGGCCGAGGGATTCAAGTTCGTGGCGAATATCACTCTCATCCACCACATCGAATCCCTCTTCGCATCCCCACGCATTCAATGGCACCTCGATAGCTGCGCGGCTTGCTTGCCAGCGCCCACCAGACATCACGAATCCGCAGGGATCGGTACGCACCATTATGGTTACGTTCCAATATCATGTCCTTTGCGGCGTCAGTAGCATCATTAAGGAAATCACCATTTCTGATGACCGATTCAAACTCTTCCCGCATTTTCTCGATATTCATTATTTGGTGCTCCTGTGGATATGGAAACACGTAGGGCAGTAGGCAGACATCAAGCCTGGACGGCCGCAATTTTCGCATTTATATGGGATCATTTTCCTCTCCTGTCTATAACCACATTTCAAGCCGTTGCACCGCAAGCGCCAATCGCTCGCCGTCTGCCCTGCTCAACCTTTCGCCACGCTCCAGCATCGACCTGGCGCACTCCCAGATCAGCCATTCTTGTTTGGCGTCTTTGCGCTCTTTGTGTTCTACCGCAAAAGAAAAGTACGATTTACCATCAAAAACTATACGTTCAGCATCAATAATCGACCCAAAAACAGCCATATCATCAATTTCTATCAAAAACCCATTGCGAAGATCGTCGATCTTGAACGACCGATATTTGCCATCGGCGGGGCTAGGGCCAAGCCTTACCCCGTAATGCTCTCGAATCGCCTGCCGTGGGTTCATTTTCATACCACCGTGATTTTTCCGTCGGCACTGATCACAAGGGAACCTTCCTTTAGCATGGTGCTGACGCGAGCCGTGATCGCCTTGTATCCACTTCCAGGCATGGATCGGAATGGCTTTCTGCCCCTTAGCTTATCCCGTAGAGCGCGCATAACCATTGGCTTGTCAAGTACAGAGATCACCGCAGACTCTTCCGCATCTGTACCTGATTCGCCGGCATCACGAATGAGTTGCTGAACGTGAGAACCTAGCGCATCGATCAAATCCATTGAGGCAAATATCAGGCTATCCGGGATAATGTCCGGAACCTTGCATCCGCTGGCGTGGCACTCGAAAACATGGATGATGGCAGCGATCTTCAGTACGAAGGTTTCGAACTTTCCGATCCATGACAGCATCACCATGTCACCGGACTCCTTAAGGCTTTGCATGTGCGGCTCGTTCTTTCTTGCTCGCAGCAGGAACTCAAGTTGCCCGCGCTCCGTTGGTCGCAGCTGGATCAGGTTGTCCGGGTCATAAATGATGCGCTCCTCCGAATTCGCAAACGACAGGATGTTGCTCGAATAGATGTCGATGCAGCTCTGTGCAGCCTTGCGGTATTCAGCCTGATCCTCATTCGAAACGCGGATACCTTCGTGCTTGCGGAATCCCAAAAGATCAGGCTCGCAAATGAAGATGAATCGCTCCGCCAATCCCGAGCCTCCAGACGCATTCAAGACGCGCCGTGATGATCCTGGCTGCGCCACAAGCGTGATCGAGCCCTGCGCAACCCCTTCGTATGCCTTTCGCGTCGTTCGCATCCCAGCGACGTCCTCGCCGGCCCAGCCCTTGAGCAGCAGCTCGTTGTTGCTTGGGAATGCGCCATCAGGGAAGAGTGACGAGAATGCTGATTGCTCGGCTGATGCCACGACAAAGCGACCCTCGGAACAATTCGCCATGTGGCTATCCATGCCTGCCGATGTTGGGTCTGTCGTGTAATAAAACCCAGGCAGCAATGATGCTGGTGGCTTCTGATCGCGCTCGATAAATTCACGAATGCGGCCCCCGATCTTTCGGTTGTGTGCACTCATTCCCTTCTTGTACGGATCAAGCCCGATGCCAAGCAACCAACTCTTCTTTGTGGCTGGAGGCTGCTCAATAACGGTGTACAGGCCAAGCGCAACGGTCTTTCCGGTGTCGTACTGGACGGCGTAAGCGGTCGACGCAATTGAGCTTGCCGTTGATAGAAGCGCCATGAAAACGCTCGCCTCAGGAAACTCCAGGCATTCAGCGGTAACTTCGGCAAGTCGACCAATGACCGTATCCATCAGCTCATCGGGTATTTGAAGAAGCGGCTCTATTCGATCAACTTCCGCAAGCTTCTCGGCACGCTTTGCACGCGGCTTTCTTGGCGCTACCGGAGTTGGTAGCGGAACGTTTTTCTGTATCTCCTCGTACACTCCAATGTCATAAGCTTCAATTGCGAACTCTTCATCATCCGGCATGACGTTCGTATATAGCTCTACTGGCGCAACATCAAACTCTGGCGGATTGCTGATATCGATATCCATTATGCGATCCGCCACAACCGGTAGCCGCCCTCGACTTTGCGGCGGGTCATCTTGAATTCAGGATTGTGGCGATTGGCATACCCCTTTCCGGCATTCTGAGCGCTTTCTACCTCGGGCAATTCCTCGAAGAAAAAGCTGTCGCCGATCTGCATTTTGGAGAACGGGTACTTCTTTTTGGATTGGTGATTCTGCAAAGGAACCCCCTTTTCAATATTCGTCATGCCGCACCCTCTCTGTGTGTTTTGGCGAGTCTATTGCGTCGATTACATTCAGTCAACGTTTGCGTTCTGTTTGCGATTGAATTTGCGCATTAGGCGAATGTTCAGCGTGTTTATGTGCAGCGTGAGTGCAGGTTACGTGCAGCAATTGCCCGCACCTCCAGGCCACGCCGCATAAGGCTTTGAGGTGGTTTACGTGCTCTACGTGCAGTTTTTAAAAAAAATGCATTCATTGATCAAAATTTAACCAGATGTCGACTTTGAAATGTGCGCACGCCTGAAAACTGCCCGCACTGCCCGCAGAATAGCTACAGGCCACGCAGTACAAGGGCTAGACCTACGTGCTAATGATGCCCGCACTCTGCCCGCAGCTGCCCGCACTTTGATTTCCTTACCCAAAAGTCAAGATTTGCAAAACGGCATAGATCTAGCCCTGGATATGCAAAATCATTTTCGACAGGGTGTTGACATAGTTTTGTAGATCGGCGATTATGGATTCGTGGTGAATGAGCAGGTCGATGCTCAAGGAACCAAAATCCACTGGAAACCCTTGTGGTGAACTGGGTGGAGAAGTAAGCGAAGCCGGAGGGAACATCATCCTGCCGGAAAGCCGGAGATCGACACCGGCCACCACAACTTACAACGCTCTTTAAATCTGAAGTTGTTATTCGCATGGTCAGTGCGGAGCATGGATTAAATATGCGACACGCGATGAGCAGAATGTCAGCGTCCACTGTTGCTCTGTAAACAGAGTCTGGATTTGATTTCCGGGATAGCTTTCCAGTTAGTCATGGCGACCACCAAAAAGCATTAGTTTTTAGGATGTGTACGTGGGTCGAGGTGCAGCAGAAGATTAAGCAACTGAACACTGACCAGCCGAATAACAATTAAACTTGAAACAGAATCAACCAACGCCGCCGCTGTATCCGTCAGCACATCGGTAAACTTCGCAAAGTTTGCAGTGACCGTACTTCCTCATCGGTAGCGCAATGCGATGAATGTGTCTAGCCAGGGTTAGTTGTTTCCCCAAAGTGTCAGTGGTCGCGCTGATGGCGAAAGAGCGACAAAAGACAAGTGCCCGCACAGGCGGCTAACTTAATGACAGGAGATTCACCATGAGCTATCCGCAGCCAAAGCTTCCTACCGCATTCGAATTGATCAACAAGCATTCGACCGCTCGCGTCATCGCCCCAAGCAAAAAGATGTTCGGCTTCCCTGGCCAGTCGCGGCAGATGAATAACGATGATGCGCTCGCCCAGATGCTTAAGCAGTACGGCTAACGCCATCAGCAAGCAAAAGCCCGCAACCTCACGGAAGCGGGCTTTTTCATTTCAGTCTTCGTGATATAGTTCTGGCATCTATCCACTTTCGTGACAGGCGAAAAATCTAATGACTCCTGAGCAGCTGATTCTTTTCGATAACCTGACCGAGCTGCAACAGCGAGTGGCTACGAATTGGCTTGCCGGCATGACCCAGCGTGAGGCGTACTACCGTGGTGGCGGCAAGGCTACCAGTGATGACTCGGCAGATTCTTCGGCATCGACTATGTTGAGCGACGTAAGGGTGAAGGCCTTCACAGATTCAATGAAGGCGCAAGCGGTTTCTGATGCGATTATGGATCGTGAAGAGGCCATGAAAATCCTCACCCAGCTCGGTCGCGGAAACCTGACCGACATCGTCAAATTCAAAACCTCGCACATCGGTCAAAATGCCGAGACCGGCGATGACGTTCACCAGACGACCTGGCTGATTGACGAAGACCTTCAGGCGAATGACCCCGACAAGCTAATGATTATCTCCGAGCTGGAAGTCGGCAAGAATGGCCCTAAGATCAAGCAGCATTCGAAGGTGGCGGCCATCGCTCAGCTCGCCAAGATGGGTGGATGGGAAGCCGCGCAGAAATTCGAACACGCTGGCCCTGGCGGTGGCCCGATCCTGACCAAGGATGTCACCGAGCTTTCGGATGAGCAGTTGCTGGCTCTGATTGCAGGCCCTGCGGCGAAAGAAGAATGACGCCAGTGCAACTGGCAGCCCAAGAGCTGCTTAGGCGTAGGAAGGCTCGCAGGGGCCTTCTCGACTTCATCCTGTATATCAACCCCGAATACATCGTCAGCGAATTTGCGCAGGAGTTATGCGCGGCGCTCGATCAGTTCTTCGTTGATCAGCAGGCTGGCTTGCGACCCGTGCTGGTTGTTCAGGCGCCACCACAACACGGCAAGTCGGATATCGTCAGCCGATACGCGCCTGCGTTCCTGTTCGGCCAGGCTCCAGATCTGTCCATCGGCGGACTGTCCTACTCGAAAGACCTGGCGACCGACATGAACCGCGATGTTCAGCGGATCATGCTCAGCCCTGAATACCACCGGTTGTTTCCTGGCGCCTCGCTGAGTGCAAAGCGCGCCGTGACTGTGGACGTGGAGGCTAAGCGCAACAGCGACGTGTTTGAGATCGTTGGGCGCAAAGGTCGATACGTTGGCCAAGGTGTCGGCGGCCCTCTCACTGGTAAGCGCCTGGACATCGGCCTGATCGACGACCCGATAAAAAACGCACAGGAAGCGCTAAGCGAGACGATCAAGGACGGCATCTGGAACTGGTACATCACAACCTTCCTGACGCGCCTCAGCAAGAACAGTGGCCAGATCATCATGGCTACCAGCTGGGCGACTGACGACTTGTCTGGTCGCATACTGAAGATCAATCCGAAGGCCAAGCACCTAAAGTTCGTCGCGGTCAACCTGCCAGGCGAGAAAGGCTATGACCCCTCCAGGCGAGAGGGTGCACTTGTACCGGATCTGCACCCCCTGGATAAGCTTCTCGAAACCAAGGCGATCATGTCCGACTACTTCTGGTCGGCGATGTATCAGCAATCCCCTGTCGCGCTCGGCGGCAACATGTTCAAGACCGACGAGTTCCGATTCTATGACGTGCTGCCAAAACTCAAGTGGCGGGCGATCTTCGGCGACACTGCGCTCAAGACCAAAGAGCAAAACGATTATTCGGTCTTCCAGTGCTGGGGAGAATCATTTGAAGGCCAGGCTGTCATGGTCGATCAGATCCGTGGCAAGTGGGAGGCTCCAGAGCTGCTGACTCAGGCGCGGGCATTCTGGGCAAAGCACAAGGGCGACGGCACTGGAACGCTGAGGTCATTCAACGTTGAGGACAAGGCGAGCGGCACCGGCCTGATCCAGACGCTGAAGAAAGAGGGCATCCCCATCCTCGGCATCCAGCGATCTGTTGACAAAATCACCCGCGCCATGGATGCCATCCCCCTGATACAATCAGGAAACGTACTGCTGCCACGCAACGCGCCATGGCTCTCCGACTACCTGTCCGAGTTCGCGGCCTTCCCCAAAGGCAGCAATGATGACCAGATCGACCCAACGATGGACGCCATCGATAACGTCCTGAACCAGGGCAAGCGAGATTGGAGAAGCATGCTATGAGCAAAAAGCGCGGCGTCGGTCGCAAGCCAAAGTTCCGGGACGGCATGACGAACATCGTCAACGGCCTGGCCAATCGCCGGTCTGCTGTTGCGACCAACGTGATCACATCGACTCGCCTGGATGACACCCAGCTTCGCGCCATCTTCAAGACCGGTCTGGGCGCCAAGATAATCAGTATCAAGACTGGTTACGCGCTGAATGACACGCTCCAGTTCGCGAACGACAAGGACGAAGAGCTTTACAAGCGCCGATTGCAGCGCGCCGTTAAAAAGGCCTCCAAGTTCATGCTCGGCTTCGGTCGCGGCATCATCCTGCTGAATGAGAAAGGCGTCGATCTGTCGAAGCCACTTGTCGGCAAGATGGACATGGCGAAGGTCAAGCTGGACGTTTTCAGTGGCGACATGGTCGCGCCGATGAATGTCAGCATCGACCTGAATGATATCCGCTATCAGAAGCCGAAGACCTACAGCGTTCGCGGTAAGTCCTTCCACTGGTCGCGCGTGATCGACTTCACCTATTACGCGCCGCCAGAGCTCGACCTGCCGACCTACCGTTACGGCGGCATCTCAGAATTCGAAATGATCCACACGCAACTCATCAATGACGGCATTGTTGAGCGGGCAAGTGGCGCGATCCTCGAAAAGAACTCGACGCTGTTCCACAAGATCGCCGGCTTTGCTGATGCGGTTCTTTGCGGCGATGATGACTACCTGATCAGCTATTATGCCAAGCTCGCAGAGATCAGGGGCATCTATGGCGACGGCCTGATTGATGCGGCTGACGACGTGATAAGTGTCGCGCAGACACTGACCAATCTGGATGCCGTCGACAACATCACCATTCGCCGCCTAGCGCTGGTGACTTCGATTCCAGTCCCCTTGCTGGTCGGCGAGTCCGTTCAGGGCCTGAATAGCAGTGGCAGCCAGGAGCGCCAGTCGTTCCAGGACATGGTCGAAAACCTCCAGTTCGATTACATGGAAGACCCGATTAAGGAGCTTTGCGCGCACTACGGCATCGAAGACGTTTGCTTCAAAGAGAACCAAGGCGGCACCGCAACCGAGCGCATGGACTTCGAAACCAAGGTCATCGACAACGCCGTCAAGCTGGAGGCCTTGGGCGAGGATTATCGCGCCTACCTGGTTGAGCATGACGTGATCAAGAAAGACCCGTGGAAGGAGTTGTTCGCTCCGATTGAGGATGAGCCTGCTGCCGACTTGACTGCCGGGCTGCTGCCATGAAGCGCCAGATAACCACGGCCACGCCGACACCCATCAAGGCGCCAAAGTCTCCCCGTGGCATCGAGAACGAGCTGGCCGACGTGATCGAGTTCATGGTCGAGACGATGGCTAAACGGTTTCAGAATCAGGTACTGGGGCAGATCCAGGTCAAGACGGTCGAGAAGTTTGCGGACGAGGCGCCAGATCCCGCTGACCTGGAAGCGTTGAGTCGGTACAAGTTCGCCGACGCCCAGACCGGCAACTTCGCAGCGATCCTCCTGCGCCTGGCAAAGTCCGCCAAGAAAAGCATCCTGAAGCAATTCAGCAATGATCGCCTTGAGACGATCAGTCAGCAGATGCTGGCAAAGCTTGACAGAAAGTCGAAGGAGGAATTCTACAAGCGAGTTGCCGCCAAGACCGGAATCAACGTCGCCGACCTGATTGCGAAGGAGGGGATGAAGTCGACGACCAATGCCCTGGTCGCCGAAACCGCGCAGTGGATTCAGACCTTGCGCGACGATACCTTTCAGAAGTTCACGAACAACACCCTGTTCGGCATGAGTCAGGGCGAGTCGCTAGATACCATCGTCAGCCAGTTTGACGGCGTCGTCAGCGAACGCAAGAACCATGCCAAGTTCCTGGCTCGCAATCAGGTGCAGAATTACAACTCGATCACCACCAAGATCCGTGCGCAGAACCTAGGGATCACCAAGGCGATCTGGGAGACTGCTGGTGATGAGAGAGTGCGGCCGTCGCATGAGGATCGGGAAGGCAAGGAGTTCGATCTGGCAGAGGGTCTTTATTCGTCGCTCGATGACCTGTACCTGCTGCCAGGCACTGACTACAATTGCCGCTGCACCTACACGATGATCATTCCGGAAACAGTCGAACAGGAATAAGGATTATGTCCGCACGATATTTTATTGAAAATGGCCAGACCATCAGCCCCGCAATGGCTCTCGACTGGGATGGCTGCCTTGTCTCCTTCCTGTTCTTCGATGCGGGAGGCCTGCCGGTTTCGGTTGTTGGCCTGCCAGCTGTTTCGCAGAGCATTTACGATACCGGCAACATCTTCAAAACGGTCCAGCCGTTTGCTGTCGGCGAGTGGCGGTTCAATGGCCCGGCTTCCCGCGTGAAGGTTAGCCTGACTGGAGTGACCGGATACACGACTTACCGGGTGATCATCTGGCGCACTGCTGACCCTATGATCATGACACCGGACGGCGCCTTTACAGGCCTGCGAGCGATGGTCATTCAGAATTACATCGAGGCGAATGTAAAGAACGGTGGTCAGTTCTACATCCAGCATAATGTGCCAACTCTTGCTGCCACGACTGGCGTTTCGAAGTTGCTTTTCACGACCGGATCCAAGCAGGTATTGGTCAAGGCTCGCGACATGTACGGCGCGGCCGAGAAGGCTCAGCTTCAAGTGTACAAGCAGCCAAACGCCCCAGCTCCTGGCGGCACACTGGTAACTATTCAGAACTTCAATGATGCCATTATCCCGGCGCCAGTTAGCACGGTGGTTGTGCGTAGCGGCGTAACCACTGTGAGCGATGGGGTTTCGTGGGGAGATCCGCAAAACATCTACGGCCAGTCTGGCGTTGGTCAGCGTACCGGCTCGGGGCTAGCGCCTGGCGGTGATCGCATCCTTAAAGCGAATAGCTCTTATCTGGTCGTATTCAGGAACCTGGGAACGGGCACGGTCGACCTCGATTACTTCCTGACCTGGTATGAGGGCGGCACTGACTTCCCAATTCTCCCTCAGTAGCCCTATGCAATTTGCATTCCAATCTTGCCGGGTTTACAATTCGGCAAGATTTATGCCAAGGTTGGATAATGGAAAAGCTCAAGTTCATCGACGTGGCAACATATGACGGTAGTCTACGGACAGCTGTCAGCGTTCGTGACGGCGTGCTTGAGTACCTGGGTAGCGAGATCGGCCAGGAGCCACCCGACAAGATCTTCACGGTCTACCGCTCGCCAGCCACCATTGCCAGCCTTGTTTCGCAGATGCCGGGCATCCCGGTCATTGGCGATCACATTGAGCCAGGCACCGAGCCTGACGACATCCAGAGCCGCGTTGAGTCAGCGTCCTTTATCGATGCGTTCGATGAGTCGACCAGTTCAACCCTGGCCATCCAGAATAAGCTGTTCCTCGACGACGACATGCTCGCCGAAATCGAGGGCGGGAAAAATCAATTATCTCTTGGCTACGAAGGCCGTCTAGTTCCCCACGACAAGTGGGACTTCGAACAGCGTGACCTTGTGCCGACCCATCTTGCTACAGTTGATTCAGGCCGCTGCGGTTCTGGCTGCCGCTTCATCGACCGAAAACCAACCCCGGAGGCTACCATGCCGAAGAAGCTGCACAAGGCGTTCTGTGACGCCGACGGCTCCCTGAGTCTTTCACAGATCGTGGAGCTGGCCGCTGGCCTGCCGGAAGCGATCAAGAATGTACCTGCTGATAAGCTGGCTGAGTTGCTGCCAGCGCTTCAGGAAATCATGGCCGCCGCCACTGAGGCAGGCGTCGAAGTTCCAGCAGATACTCCACTGGTCGAAGACGTGATGACTGACGAAGAGACCGCTCAGGTGGTTGATGAGGAAGTTGACGCGTTGATGGATGAAGCTGCCGAGCCTGCAAAGGATGGCGTCAAGGTTACCGACTCGATGCGCAAGGTCATCCGCCAGAAAGCTCGCGCCAGGTTCAAAGACGCAATGACTTCCGCTGTGAACTCTGCCGTCAAGGCTCACGCTGCCGTCATCGAGAAAGGTCGTACCGTTCTGCCGGAAACCTACTCGTTCGCCGACAAGTCCACCGCTCAGGTTATGCGTGATGCGTTGGCTGTCGAGCATGGCTCGCAGAAATTCAGCGATGCCGAGTTGTCCGTCGCCTTCAAGCTGCTGAAGAAATCCGGCGGCGAATACCAAACCTTCGGTGATCGCAAGGCAGATGACAATGACCTTGATGCTCGCCTTCTCAAATCCTTCGGGGGCAAATAATCATGGCCTTTAATGAAGCCGTTGTAGTCACTCCACCAGACCTGATGCCTGGCGAGTTCATTGCTGCATCGCCTTACAACTGCTCGGCGTTCGACGTATGGGAAGAAGGTCTGGTGCCTGGCCGTTTCGTCAAGTACGACACCGGCTCCATCGATCTGCTCGACACCTCGGCTACCCCGCTGATTGCTGGCGTCGTGCGCCGCAAGATCTCAAGCGCCCTGGAAAACCTGACCTACACCAAGCTCGGTATCGCGCCAGACCAAGTGGCCGAGATCGTGAACTTCGGCTTCGTCACCGTTGAAGTTCTGGCTGGCGATACCCCGGCCCGATTCCAGCAGGTCTACGCCGTGAACACTGCTGGCGCCAACCTGGGTAAGGCAACCGAGACCGCCACCAGCAACGCCATCGTTCCTGGCGCCGTATTCTGGGAAGCTAAACGCCCCGGCTGCTGGCTTGTCCTGATTCCAAATTATCTGACCGGGGTTTAAGTCATGAAAAATATGACGCCTGAAATGCAATTGGCGCGAGTCAAATCGATCTACAACACCAAGTCCTTCCAGGACAAGGCCGCGCACGCCAAGAAGTTCACCGATGCCGGCGGCATCATCCTGGCGCGCAACCTTGAATACCTCAGCACCGAGATCTTCACCCAGGAATATCCTGAGCTGACCTTTCTCCAGCAAGGTATCACCATCAACAACGAAGGCGGCTATGCTGACACGATCAAGAAGATCAAGTTGGCCATCGCTGGTGACTTCCGCGAAGCTGGCACCAACACCAACACCACCGGCAAGATCACGCTGGAAGGTGAAGACGACAACATCCCGGTGTTCACCATGGATGCCGAGTCGGATTGGTCCGAGATCGAGCTGAAGAAGGCCGAGTTGCAAAACATCAACCTGCCAAGCCGGTTCATGGAAGCGCACAACGAGCTGTACAACCGCAAGATCGATGCCATCGGCTACGTTGGCCAGGTTCGTTCTAACGGCACGTTCAAGACTCGCGGCCTGTTGAACTACACCGGCTGGGATACTGACGCCGCTGCGGGCCTGGCTTCGGCGCTGACTGGTCAAGAGTTGTACGACGAGATCGCTGGCCTGATCAACCGCCAGTGGGCCAACGTGTTCAACGTGCCAGCCTACATGGCTGATCATGTGACCATGCCATGGTCGGTCTACAACATCGCCACCACCAAGATCCTGAACACCGCTGCCGGCTCGTCCAGCGTGCTGCGTGCTTTGCAGGACAACTTCGCGGGCGTGACCTTCGGCATGACCAATCGGGCTGAAGCTGGCCAGGCTGCCGTGACCTCGACCACCGTTGCATTCTCGCGCAACCGTCGCGCTATGCAATTCCGCCTGCCGGTGCCGCTGGAAATCTCCAGCATCGATCAGCGCGGGTTCAAGTACTACATGGAGAGCTACTTCTCCATTGCAGGCCTGGACGTGATCGAAGATGGCGCTGCTGCCACTCTGACTGGTCTCTGATTTCCCTGGGCGCAAGGATGCGCCGCCTATTTTGGAGGGTTCGTCTTGGACGATCTCAAGAAGCAAGCCGAAGAACTGGGTATCAAGGTCGATGGTCGCTGGAGCGCTGAGCGTCTTCAGGCAGAGATCGACGAAAAACTGGCTGCCGACCCAGAGCCAGAAGTCGTCGAACCGGCGGCTGAAGATCCGGCAGTCGAGCAGGAAGAGCCTGTTGCGGAACCAGAGACCGTGGCTGATCCTGTTGAGCCAGAGCCAGAGCCAGAGCCAGAGCCAGAGCTGAGCGCTGAGGACAAGGCTGCCGCTGATGCCGAAATCGAAGCCGAGATCCAGGCGCGTTTCGAAGAGTCGCAAGCCCATGCTGATGACTCTGTTGTCGTGACCAGCCTGATCGCCAACCCGATGAAGGTTTTCGGCCTGGCAGGCGAAGGCAGTACCGCCACCTTCACGCGCCAGCAACTGGCCGCTGACTCTCGCCTAACCGCCAAGCTTCAGCGCGCATTGGATTCCGGCATGGTAACGGTGGAATAATGAGTATCCAGACCGACTTCGAAGAGCGCTTCGCCACGGCGGTTCCGCCGATTGTGTGGGTTGAGGCTATCGCGTCGACCTGGCCCTCTTATACCTGCCTTGAGTACAACGACAAGAACAAGGAGGCGATCCTTAACCTGATCGCTTTCTTGCTCACCAATGCCGCAGCGCCTGGCACCGGCTCGGCGCGCAACGTTGCCAGCAAGTCAGTGGGCAGCGTCTCGGTCTCCTATGAGGCTTCGGCCACGCAAGGCAGTAACCTGGCCTCCTGGTTCAACTCCAACCGCTACGGGCAGACCTATTGGATACTCAGTGGCGGCCGACGTACCGGGGCGCGCTTTGTATGACCCCCCAGGAGTTCTTGGCAAGGTCGCAGCGACAGGTTGCGGCCATGCAGAGAGCGAAGCAGGCATCGGTTAAGGTTGGGCTTCCTGCTGGCGAGCAGGCTACATCTCAAGCGTACACGTCGGACGGCAACAGGCCGGCAGCTACCGTGCTTGAGGTCGGCATATTTCATGAGTACGGTACGCAATTCGTCCCGATGCGCTCATTCCTGCGCGGGCCTTTCGAAGAAAAGCAAGCCGAGATCTCTCGCGCCCTAGATGTTCAGTTCAATCTCGTTCTTGAAAGCGGACTTGATATCGAGGTCGCTCTTGGCCGCATCGGTTTGACGGCGGTCAATATCAGTCGTGGTGCTTTCAAGACTCGCGGATACGGGGTTTGGGCGGATATCAAGCAGTCGACCAAGGACGCCAAAGGTTCTAGTCAGGTACTGATCGATACCGGCATACTGCGAAATGCAATTACCTGGGTGGTTGAATAATGCTCCCTGACATGTCCGAAGTCCTGACCGAGTGGTCGCAACCTGTCGTGTTGAAGGCCGTCAGCGAGACGACTGTCGATTTCGTGCCGACCACAACCATTGTCGGCGTCAACATCATGGCCGTAGTCCAGCCGGCAGACCCTGAAAAGCTGAAGGTCGAGCAGATCGATTACAGCCTGGAGTACATCCAGATTCACAGCGTCTCGCCAATGGCTATCGGCCAATACGTCGAATGGCTTGGCCGCGACTTCAAGCTGGTTCCGTTCCGCAAGGGCTATGGCCAATACGGCTACACTGAAGCCGTGGGCGAAGAAACGAAACTGCCGCTGCTGGTGCTGACGCCATGACCGATCCCGTAATGATTCAGCTGATGCGGCTCACTCGCGACCTGTTGACGCACCCAGAGGCATTCATCAAGGCGGGCCGCCAGAACTTCGACCGCCAACACTTTGAGCAGCCATTTATCGTGGTCGACTCGCTGTCAGGCGACAACCCGCAATCGAGCGCCGAGGTTTACGACGGCGACCTTGAGCAGATGACATACACGGAATACGTCAGCCGCGCTTTCGTGTGGGATTTCTACGGCCCTACCGCTCATACGCTATGCCGGAACTTCAGGCTACTGGCGCGCTCCCAGGCATCGCTTGAACTTCAGCAGTCCCTGGGCGTTACCGTGTGGCATCCGACTACTGCAACTGACGTCAAGGCGCTGACCGGCCAGCAATATGGTGAGCGTATGCAATTGCAATGCCAAGTACACTACTGCCCATCCGTGGTTGTTGATATACTGCGCATCGACACTGCACAACTTCGCATAATCGGCGAACGAGGTTTGATCTATGAGCGGTGATATTGCTACTGGCGTAGGGGAAGGTTAAGCGGATGAGCCAGGCCATTCGCAATGACGTAGTCGTCATAGGCGGCGGCGGCAATCTCTGCCGTGGCATGCAGTCCAAGATAAATCACCTTCTTGTTGACTCCGATGTACGCCTTGAATTTGCCATGTTTCGGCATGAGGCTCACGCCTTTGAATCCGCTGGTGTTGTTGGAAAATACTCCGCGATTAATCGACTGCTTGGTTTTCGGAATCCAGCAGCAATTCTCAGGTTCGTACCCTTTGTCATTGCTCAATCGCTCAATACTAAGGCCTGTCCTGTACCCCGAAGAGGCGGCCCAGACGGAGAAGGCCTCGAAAGATGTGATCCAGTCTCGACAGACAGATATTCCTTTTGCCGAATAGTATTCGGAGTCCTTTCTGTCAAGGCTCTCGCAGCGCACTACCATTCCTTTGTAGATAGAGTAAAGACTGTTCGAGGAATGGCCATGTTTTGTGGCATTATTGATGCTAGCGCAGCGCCTGCATATGCCCGCGTCGCAGGAGAGATCCTTGCGGCATCTGGTGGTAAACTCAATCAGGCATTGAGGGCATGAGTAGATTGCAAAATGGACCCGCTTTGATCCTGTATGGATTAACCCAAGGTCTTTAATTAGTTTTGGCATGGCTGACTCCCGATAAGGACGGTTAGCTTACCATGAGTATGAACAAGGTTAAAGCGGGAGCTTGCCATGAATGCATCAGTAACGAACGTAATTTCGGTAGCATTGATTCCTGAGGGCCAGCAGGCCCAGCGGACGAATATGAATGCTGTCGCAGTACTGACCAGTGAAACCGGCGTGATCTTCAGTGCCGAGCGCTTTCGCAGCTATCGTGATGCGGCTGCTGTTGAAGCGGACTTCGGCACGGCTTCGATCACCGCTCAGTATGCGCAGACCGTCTTCGGCACCCGACCAAACCCGATCAACTTCGGCGGATCGCTGATCATCGGCCTGCATCGCGCAACTGCCGAGACTGTTCCGGCAAAGGCCGCAACCCTGGTCAGCACTCAATTCGTCGAAGCGACCCTGATCTCGCAGCTCCAGACCATCACTGACGGCAGCTTCGATATCGACGTTGACGGTGTGACCGTTACCGCGACCGGTCTGGACTTCAGCATTGTCACCACCCTGGCTGGCGTTGCCGCGCTGCTTGACACCAACATCGCAGGCGCCACTGTCGCGGTCAATAACGGTTATTTCACGATCACCAGCTCTACCACTGGCGTGACCAGCCTGCTGACCTTCATGGAGCCTGGCGCTGCGGGCACCTTCATCGGCGGCATCCTCACCATGTCCTCTGGCACTGGCGGCACGCTGACCCAGGGTGTTGCCTCGGTAGTCCTGCCAATCGAAACCAAGGTTCAATCGCTGTCGGCGCTCAAGTCGAAAGTCAACTTCAAGGGCAGCGTGTTCACCGATGTTGTGCTGGATGCTGAAGTCGATGACGTAGCGTTGTGGGCGCAGGCGAATCAGACCATCATTTACAACGTGTTCAGCGGCTCGTCGTACCTGGCTGTTGCTGCGAACAACCCGGTGTGGGCGGTCAAGTTGGCCGGTCAGTCGGCGTTCCGCTGCCTGTATAGCAAGGCCGGCAATCGCCTGTATGCGGCCACCTACATGGCGCGCACGCATACCGTGAACTTCAACGCCGAGAACTCGGCTATCACGATGAACCTGAAGGAATTGAATGTTCCAGCTGAGAGCTATGACCAGGCCGAGATTGACGCAGCTAAGCGCGTCGGCCTGGACATCTACACGACCATCAAGGACACCCCGGTTGTACTGACCAGTGGCGCCAACGACTTTGTCGATAACGTCTACAACATTTCCGGTTTCATCGACGCCGTGCAAACCGACATGTTCAACGTCCTGAAGGCGACCGGGACCAAGATCCCGCAAACCACTCGCGGCGTTCAGCAGCTGGTTGCTCAGGGCGAGAAAACCACCAGAGGCTTCGTCAGGGCTGGCGTGTTCGCGCCTGGCGCTTGGTCTAGCCCTGATACTTTCGGCAATATCGATACCTTCAACCGCAACATCGAGCAGTTCGGCTTCTACTGGCTTGCCGGCCTGCTGAAGGACCAGCCGCAGGTTGACCGCCAAGCCCGCAAGTCCCCGGTCTTGCAGGCTGCCGTCAAGAATGCTGGCGCGATCCACAGTGTCGACATCATCATCAATTTCAACCTGTAAGGGGCGTGACCAATGAGCGTAATTACTATCTCGGCGGACAGCGCCACGCTGATCCTGAATGATCGTTCCATCACCACCTTTGCCGAAGGTGACTATCTGACGTTGACGCCTGCCAACGCGGCAAGCGCGCACGTCAACTCGGCAGGCGGCGGCGTGTCCATCAGCGAGCGCTTCGACCGCGACGTGTACGACCTTGTGGTGCGAGTGCAGAAGTACGGCACTGATGACGTGTTCATGACTGGCCTGCTCAACGGTGAAGGTGTCACGCTGCTGGCCGGCTCCCTCAAAGAGTCCTACACCATCGACGGCTCGCCAGGCGTTGAAAGCTGGAACCTGGACGCCGGTAGCATCACGACTCAGCCGACCCAGACCAAGAACAACCAAGACGGCAACGCGCTGATGGAATACACCGTGCGCTTCCGCACCGCGAAACGGAGCCTGTAACCCATGACTCCACAAGAGCAACGTGAAGCCGCTCTGGCGCAGATCCGTGGCGTCTACGAAGATGGTGAGGCCGAGATCAACGGCCGCACCTACAAGTTCCACAAGATGGTTCACGTAGAGCGCCGCAAGGTCTTTGCGCTCTTCAGTTCGGTTCAGGGCCAGCTCCAGGCTGGCAACTTCCTTTTCCTCGACTCGCCAGCCTATGCGCAGGTAGAGGAAGTAATGTGGAAGGGGGTTACCTTCGAAGGCGCCACCATCTCCAAGCTGCGTGACCACTGGGAAGAGTACCCGGAGGACTACATGACCTTGGTCAGCACAGCCATGGGGGTCATGTCGTACCCTTTTTTGCGCGCCGCAGGTATCGCCTCAGCATCCGTGGTAGAGACGCAAGCGACGACTTCATCCTTGAAACCAATGTAAGCGGCGAGCGCATGGCAATGTTCGCCTTAGCCAAGGCCGGGTATGGAAGCCTGGCCGAGATTGAGGCGTGGGACACCGATCAGTTTCTTGACGCCATTGAATTTGAACAGATAAGCGCTGACATCCAGGCGCACAAGATCGAGGTGGCGCGCAATGGCAGTGGTTAACGAGCTAGTAACTCGGTTCTCCTTCCTCGGGGACCTATCCCCGCAGATGGATTTCAACAAGGGGTTGACCCAGTCCATCACGCTGCTTGGCGGCCTCGCTACTGCCGTCATCGCCTCTGCTGGCGGGCTGTTCGCGTTCGTTGCTGCTGGCACCGAGGCATCTGACAAGCTGACCGACATCAGCGCCGAAACCGGAGTGACCGTTGAGGCCATTCAGGAGCTTGGCTATGCGGCAGAGCTGTCAGGATCCAGCGCCGAGCAGATGACCTCTAGCCTATCCGGCCTATCCAAGGTGGCGGGTGACGCCGCTCGCGGCCTTGGGCGTGGCAAGAAGGCCTTCGATGAACTTGGTATCAGCGTCAAAGACTCCAGCGGCAAGGTGAAGACAGCCGACGTCCTGTTCGGAGAGCTTGGCGATAAGTTCCGCCAGCTCGGGACCGACTCGGCCACCCAAAAATCCATCATTGCATCACTCGGCCTCGATCCCTCGACGCTGCAGCTGTTGAATGCCACCAGCGATGAGGTTGGCGCTCTGGTTGAGCAAGCCCGCGCTCTTGGCGTCGTAACGACTGAGCAGGCCGAGGCATCAGCCAAGTTCCAGGACTCACTCGCAATCGCAGGCTACGGCGTCAACGCGCTGCGCCAGAAGGTGGCTATCGGCCTGGCGCCAGCAATGACGGACATCACCAATCGGTTTGTCGGATTCCTTGAGGCAAACCATGAGCTGATCGAGAACGGGCTGAAGTACCTGGGCGAAATCATTATCTCCACCATGGGATTCATTGAGCGCATGTCGCCAATTGTCCTGGGCCTGGCCGCAGCGTTTGGTGTTGCATGGCTGGCAACTGGTGGGTTCGCCACTGTGATGGGCCTGGTTCTCTCTCCAGTGGTTTTGATCACCGCCGCTATCGTTGCGCTGCTGCTTATCGTTGACGACCTGATCACGGCCTTTCAGGGCGGCCAATCCGTCATCGCCGACTTCTTTATGGAGTTCCTCGGCATCGACATCGTGCCGATCATGCACGGCGTGTACGATGCTTTCGTGGTCATGATCGACGGGGTGATTGCGCTGATCGGCAAGCTGTGGGATTTCTGGAAACAATTCACAGTGGCTATTGTCCAGCTCTTCACGGGCGACTGGGATGCCGCACTTGACAGCCTGCTTGGCGCATTCAACTCGCTTGGAGAGGCCATCAAAATGATTTTCTCGGGAGTGTTCGGCTACCTTAGCGATTCGATTGGGCGGATATTCTCCGGCATCAAAGACGCTGCAACTTCCGTGCTTCCGCAGTGGGCGGTCGATCTGGTAGGGAGCGGCGGAACACCTGAAGCGCCGCAAAATAGCGAGCCTCTGCCAAGCGGTAGCGGACAGGCTCCAAGCGATGTGCCAATGGTTGACAACCCCAACGACTTTGTCGGCATGACCCCCAATCAGGCCATTGGGATCGGCTCGTCAAATAGCAGTGTCAGCAATAGCAGTGTCGAGCAGAACATCGAGATCAGGGTCACTGCGCCGGATGCTCAGGCTGCTGGAGCGGCTGTTAACGATTCGCTACAGGATCAGTTGAAGACCGCCAAGACCCAGGTCAATCGAGGTGGCAGATGAGCTATGAGCGCCTTAAAGCTGGCGAAGGGGAGGCGCTTGGCTCGGCCTCGACGGAAGAGATCGGCATTGGCGGGTTTACATTCTTCGCCAGGGTCAGCGACTCGACCGATTATCAAACTGATTCGCCGACCTCCGTGGTTGAGGATGGCAGCTATATCGGCGACCACCTGATCAACGCCCCCATCAGGCTTACGATCAGCGGTGACGTGGCCGACATCTTCATCCCTGATACCACCCCTAGCAAATCTGAAAGTCGGCTGCCAACTGTCGGCAATGTCACCTCATTTGTGCCGCCTCGCACGGCATCACAGTTGCAGTGGGTTCGCGATATAATCGACACCGCAGCAGATCGTCGGCGCAGCATTGACGAGCAGATGAGCGGTGGAGCCAACGTCAAGCAGCTGACCGGAAACTCATCCGGCGCCAAGTCGTACCGCGAGCAGTTCATCGACTTCATTGAGGCGATCCACTACGGCAAGCAGCTCGTTGAGATCTCCATGCCGTTTCGCAAGCATGACAACATGGCAATCAATGGCGTAACGATCACGCGAGACAACCAACGCAACGCACTGACCTTCTCATTGACGGCGCAAAAGTTCAGAATAGCCAAGACAGTCTTTGTTCAGGCCTCGCAATTCTATCGCAAGCCAGCTCCTTCCGTGAAAAGCCAGGTAGCCGGCACGGCGGACAAAGGGGTTCAGCCCGCCGATGGCGATGCAGCCGCCAACAAGAAGCAAAAGTCTGTCCTAACCGCAGTCCTGGGGCGATAGCATGGCATTTCAGATAACCAATATCACCGACGAGCCAAGCCAGCGCCACATACTGCTATCGGGCGACGAAGAGATCACCCTGATCCTCAACTTCTACGAAGTGACTCAGATGTGGTCGTTCGATGTATCGTGGCGCGAGGTGCGTTACAATGGCTTCATGATAAGCCTGGGGTGCCTGCATATCCGGTCGCTGAACTGGCCATTTGATTTCTTCTGCGTAACTACCGACAGCAGTGGGATGGCACCATTCAGGCTGGGCGATTTTAGCGACGGAAGATGCGAGCTTTACTTTGCATCAAGGGAAGAGATCGAGGCTGATAGAGCGGGGCAACTGTTCCCGTTCCAGTCTCAGGCAATCCCATACATTTTCCCTGAGTGGATAATCGCGCCTGACTTCTTCTTGAATCGGGGCCTATTCGATATCGCCACCAACGTGGAGCGACCATGACATTTACTCCAGTTCCATCCGAGGAGGTCGCTGACCTTCTGGCGAACACCAAGACCGAAGACATCGTAGTCAACGGTGATGAGCTGACGACGGTAACCCGTACCACGAAGGTTGTGCGGACCTTCGCCGGTATCAACGCCGCCTATGACTCTGCCGAGGCGGCTCGCAATGTCGAGTTTCAGCAGTTCTTGGCGGCGTCAGGTTTTGAGTATCCTCCGCTGGTCTATGTTGATGGCGTCCCGCTCCAGGTTGATCGCTCAACTCAGACCATCGAGCGCGCAGGCAACATCTACAGCGTAAAGGTGCCGAATGCCTTTCCGTTTGTTTTGACTGGGATATTTGCGACTGACGCTCCTAATTTGATTTTGCGGAATGATCAGACTTTGCGGAATGATCTTTTAGCTCCTAGCGGATCAAGCCTAGTAGGCTCGGTGGGGCAGGGAGCAGGGTCGGTCCCGCGCACAGTTCAGGGAAAGCTTCGGGATGTTGTGTCTGTAAAAGACTTTGGGGCTATCGGGGATGGAGTAACGGATGATACCGCTGCATTCCAGGCTTGCTTCTTGGCGCATCCCCAGGCAGACATCAAGATCCCTGGCGGCGTCTACGTACTAACCTCAACGCTAAGTAAGAACTCCGGGGTGATCAGCGGGGATGGTCGTGACTCTGTGCTCGTATTCGACAACATGGCTGGAGCAGACGGATTTGTCTTCAACCCGCAGATCCAGCAGACCCTTTCGGGGGCGATACACCTAACTTTACTTGCGAGAGGGACTAACGCCGGTCGAGCATTCGTTGCCCCGCAGAATTCAATACAGTACGCCACTCGTAGAAGCGCGTACATTTTCGACAATCTTTACATTGCCGGTTACACGCTACCACCGCCTGGCACGCAGAACGCCTTTGAGACTGTCGAAACGTGGCTGTGCGGTATCGAGACTGGAGACGGGATTGGCTGTGATATTACAAGCTATCAATTCTTCGGCAACTATAGAAGTGATACCGACCCAGACCTTCAGGTTCAATCTTGCGGGATTAGATTGCGTGCGGCTTTCACATTGCTAACCGCGCAATTGTCAAAACTCACAATTACTAATGCTTATCGCGGAATTGAGATTGGCAAGGGTTCTTTCTGGCAAATCACTAACTTTGACATTTCGCACTCCTTTGATGGAGTCTATCAGATAGAGGCCGGAGCCTTTAACGAGTGCGTCCTGTCTAATGGGAACATTAACTCACAACATTTCGGAGTCTACTTCTTTGATATTGGTGGTCGGCGTATTGATACTGTTATTGTCCGCAGGCATCGATTCGGATGGAAAAGCGCCACCTATGACTGGTATGGACTCAAGCTTGACAATTGTAACTCAACCTGGATTTCTAAATTTGAAGCTGAGCCGTCCGAAGTGGACGGAGCTTTTCTTGGGAATCAATACAACATGTATCTTAATACATGTGGTGGAGTCCTAATAGACGGCGTTCTTGTCGGCACCACTTGTGATGACGGGATACTTCTTGATAACTGCTCTCAAATTGTTATCAGTAATACAGAGTCATTCCAGTCCGGCCCTGCCGCCAACCTGTTCCATTTCATTAATAACACCAGAAACACTCATATCGGTAACTATTCGGTAGTGTCTTCTTTTTCAGGGAATATCCTTGTCAAGGATGCGGCTACACTGCCCAACCCGATCCAGATGATGAACCAGGCATTCGACTTTCAAACCAGCGGTTCCGCTGCAATGTCTTTGACTCGGTCAAACGCAGTGGCAGACAACCGCATCTGGAGATTCGCGCTCGGGTCAAACTCGTTCAACCGGCAGGTTGCTACTGATGCAGGAGTGGGAACCAACTACGAGCTGGTGACAAGGACCGGGGCTACAGTTGATGAAATCCAATGGAGAGCAACGCAGCTCAGGGTTGGCAATGCAGGCCCTATAATTCGCGGAGGTGCCGGCAGTCCCGAGGGCTTAATCACTGCGCCACCTGGTTCGCTCTGGCTGCAAACTACCAGCGGCGGCGGCAACTATCAAAAACTGACAGGGTCCGGAAATACCGGCTGGGTACTGATATGAAAGTGATTCGTGATATGGATGGCAAGCCGATCAACATCGGCGAATGGGATTACGTCTACGTGCTTGAATTGGGCGGCGACGGCGAAGAGGTGTCGGTAGCAACCAATCCATTGCCGCCCGGAGCTACCGAGGCTGATGAGGAGGTGATAGTCGGCTTCGATGGAGGCTTCTATGCTGCTGATGATCCTCGCGCAAAGCTGGGCGCAGATACCGCCCCTTGACATAATCGTTATCTCTTGCGATTATTCAAGGGCGCAATGAGGCGCAATGACAGGGGAACCGAGATGACATACATCACCGATACGCTAGCCAAAGACGAAACCCTCCTAGCAGAGGGGAAAATCTCCAAGTGGTCGCTCTTCCACATCTACTGCGCCGCCGTGATATTCGGCGTGTCGATCATCTGCCTGCCGATCAGCGCCGCGCTGCTGCTGTACGCCTACCTGAAGATCCGTTCGACCGAGATGGGTGTCACCAGCAAGCGTGTCATTCGCAAGTCGGGCGTGATCATGCGCGATACCAGTGAGATCCGGCTGAGCAAGGTTGAATCAGTGTCGGTCAAGCAGGGATTCCTGGGGCGCATCTTCGGCTATGGCGACGTGATCATCTCGGGTAGCGGGGGGAATGATGCAGTGATGAAGGGGGTTAAAGATCCGCTGGTGTTCCGCCGGCTGGTGGATGATGCTTGCGAGTATCGTCAGCAGCTTGAAGTGCGCGTTTCTGGCATCAAAGAATTCAATGTCGATCCAGCCGTGTTCGCTGCCGGCATCAATCAAGGCGGTGCAGCATGACCATTCCTGAACCATCCCGCTTAGAAATAACCTCGTTTGGTGAGGCGATTCTTTCGGCTCTTGATGCCTCCTTTAAGGCGAAAGAGATTATCAAGATTGGGAAGAAGTCATTCTGCCTTTCCGGAGTATCGCGCCACTGGACAGGAACTGAGATCGGAAGGGTAAGCGCAGTCGCCGAAGAGGTCTATGAGGCTTCAATTAAATCTAAATCATGGGCTGGAGGAGGGTTACCGCCAATTGGCACCGTATGCGACTTCATGTCGACTCAGCATGAAGGACCTAAATTCTTTGAGCCGGTCGAAGTCATGTACATCAGCAACGTGACCGTTGTTGCTCGCCGGATAGAAGACAAGGGAGGCATCAAGCAAGAGTTCCTTTGTCATCCTAGTACAGCAAAGTTCCGCCCAATCCGCACGCCCGAGCAGATCGCGGCGGAAGAGAAGGCAAAGGCAATCAAGGAGATGCAGTACCTGTTCGGCGGCGGAAGTTCTGGAACCACTCACATTTTCGAAACGCTTTATAATCACGGCTACCGCAAACAAAAGGACTCCTAGCCCATGACCAACCGCTTCCTGCGCGACTACATCCTAACCATTGGCCTGGGCGCGCAGGCGGTCGAAGTCCGCCCGCCGTTTCGAATCGTCTTCAGCGCTGACAAAACCGACAAGGCCGATCTGAACAAGATGACTTTGAAGATTGACGGACTGAACGAGGACAAGCGGCGGCGCCTTGTCCGCGATGCAGACGAAAAGGAAACCAAGGATAAGGACGGGAACAAGTCAACCGCGCCTTCTAATAGTGGTTATTTCCCCATTGAGCTGAAGATCGGCTATCAGGGGCGAGTCGAGACCATTTTTCGCGGGTCGGTAGACGAGGGCGGATCAGTCAGGGAGGGCGCCCAGTTCGTCACCACTCTGAACTGCCTGGATGGCGGCCATGACTTCCTCAAGGGCTTCATCAGCACTTCAGTGACCAGCAAGACGGCCGCAATCGACGCTGTGCTTGGCACCATGCCTAACACCAAGAAGGGTAAGATCGGCGCGCAAAAGGATATCACCCGCCCGAAGATCCTTGTCGGCAACTCCATGGCGACGATTCAGGACATGCTCGACCCTGATCAGCGCTGGTTCATCGACGACGAGCGACTGAACATCCTGGGCAGCGATGAGGTTGTGTCGGGGTACACACCTGTCGTCAGTGCCGAGACTGGCCTGAAGGTCGTTGACTCCGACAAGAAGGTTGTCACCATGACTACCTGGCTCAACCCATCGATCAAGGTCGGCGGCCTGCTACAGCTCATATCGACGGTATCGCCGCACCTAAACGGGGTCTACAAGGTCAGCATGATCAGCTACAGCGGCGATTATGATGGATCATCGTGGGACCAAAAAATCACCGCCGAGATCGCCCCAAATTACGTGGTGCCGAAATGACCCAGGAAAAACAAGAGCTGACGGACGTACTCAATGACAGCGTGATGACCGCTCTGGCGAACACCCACACGATTGTCGTGGCGAAGGTCGTAACCGTCGGCACTACCACTATTGACGTGCAACCAGTCATTCAGCGCGTTGTCGACGGTGAGGCAATAGACCTCCCGGTCTTCCCGAGCGTGCCGCCAATCTTCATGAGCGGCGGCGAGAACTATGACGCGCACCCAATCACCGCTGGCGACTACTGCCTGCTACTGGTCAGCGAGCGCTCATTTGATCGCTGGTACGACGGCGCCGACAACGTGCCGCCAATCGAGCAGCGTATGCACGATTACAGTGACTGCTTTGCCCTGGTCGGCATAGCTCCGGCATCAGCGGCAAAACTCATCCCGGCCACCATTGAGCGCAAGGGCGACTCCACGGTAACGGGTAACTGGGTTCACGCTGGCAACTACACGCTGACCGGCAGCATGATCGTCATAGGCAATACCGACTCGACGACCTACTCAGTCGCCGGAACCCCTGGATGGACTGGAACCTTCGCAACTGGAGACAGCCGAACCGTCACCGTGATCTCCGGCCTTATCACAAACGTCTCCTGATGATGTAGACTGCATGGCATAACTTTTGCAGGTGATGCCATGCGCGTATCCGGCCTTGATGAAAACAACGACTGGCGGTTTGGTCGCGGTAAAGCCGTGTACATCACTCGCGCCGAAGCGATCCGCCAGAACGTTGCTACCCGCCTAAAATCATTCCGCACCGACTTCTTCCTCGACACTGATGCCTGTATCGACTGGATCGACCTTCTTGGCCGCAAAGGCACAAAGGAAGAGATCCTACGCAATATCGAGCGCGTCACCCTGGCGACCGACGGAGTGACCGTCATCACGGCGCTAGACATCCAGGTAAAGACATCGACACGCAATGCCACTATAATGCTCTCGTTTGGCACGATTTTTGACGAAAGCATTACTGACGAGATAACCATCTGATGCTAGGCCCAACGATTGACTCCAGCGGGATCACGATCCAGAGCTTCGAAGAGGTCTTCGCCGAGCTTGTAGCTGGCTATCAGGCTATTTATGGCGTCGATGTTGACCTAGGTCAGAACACTCCGGACGGACAGCGCGTAGCCATTGAAGCTAAGGCTCGCCAGGACATGCAGGCTTTCGGTCTGCTGATCGCAAACAACTTCGACCCCGACTTTGCTCGCGGTATCTTTCAGGCGAAAATCGCCAAGCTGTCTGGGGTATTTCCAAGGCCCGCGACTCGCTCTCAGTGGGATCTATCAATCACCACAACAAGGCCGTTAACGCTCACGTCTGGATATCAAATATCCGACGACCTCGGGCAGCTATGGCAGCTTCCTGGCGACGTGACGCTGGCAGTCGGCGTATCCCCAATCACCTTTGTCTCTGCCGATCTCGGGTCGGTAACCGGGCTTCCTGGAGCCGTGTTTACTCCGGTCACCGTGGTGCTTGGCGTTACCGGGTTCACAGCCTCAGTCGAGGCAGATCCAGGGGTCGACGAAGAGACTGATGAGGAGTTCGTTCAGAAGCGAAACCTGAGCCTGGAAAACCCAGCATTCTCGACAACCAATTCGCTGACTGCCAGGCTCTTGAATACAACTGGCGTGTCCGACGCCAGGGTCTACGACAACGATACCGACGTGTACGACCCGATAAACGACCTTGACGCGCACAGCATATGGGCTGTTGTCGATGGCGGAACCATTGGCGAGATCATGCAGGCGCTGCTGTACCAGAAGACTGGTGGCTGCGGCATCAAGGGTGATATCGCAGCATTCCTTCCGGAGGAATTGACTCGGCCGGATGGCAGCACCTTCACGACTTATCAGGTCAGAAGGTTTGATAGGCCGGTGATCGATCAAATCTACGTCACGCTGACCGCCACCCGGAAAGATCCGCTGGTCTCAATTGACCTTGACCTGATCAAGCAGAAGATCGCCGCCTACAAATTTTACATCGGCAACCCAATCCAGGCGGGCGAGCTGTACGCTCCAGCTTATACGGCCGGCAATGACTTCATTTTGACCGACATGCTGGTGAGTAGCGACAACCTGACCTTTACCGATGGCATCCTGACCCCAGACCCTGGCGCGAAATTTGAGATCATTGTGGCCAATATCACAATTACCGAGGTGATCTAGTGGCATTGGTCGAGGAAACCACCAATCTGCTGATCAAGCAGTATTGGGAGAAGCCGAAAGCCAAGGCTGAAATTGAGCTTCAGGCCTCGACCTGGGAGAAGGCTCGAGCATTTCTCGCGGCGCTCGATCCGGCCTTCGACCTGGACAATGCGGTGGGTGCGCAGCTTGACGTGCTGGGCCGAATCGTCGGTATCAGCCGGTCAGTCCCGGATGTGATCCCAAAGGTTTATTTCGGGTTCAGCATAAACCCCATCAACAAAGGCTTCGCGAGCAAGTTTGATCAGTTGCGCGTCGGCGGTCCGTTTTACAGCAAGTTCTCTTCGGCCTTCACCGACCTCCAGCTAGGGGATAGTGATTATCGATTTTTCATTCGCGTTAAGGCGTCGCTGAATAGGGCTGCCGGATACCTGTCAAGCGACAAGTACATCAGCATCCAAGATGTCGTGCTGGCCGCATTTGATGGCAGGGCCTTTGTCGTGGACAACCTCGACATGACGCTGACGCTCTACGTGTCACCAGTCTTCAGCCTGGACCGCCTACGCCTTATCCAGGCGCTTAACTTGCTGCCAAAGCCGCAAGGAGTTCGGTACAGGATGATCGTCCAAGCCGAGCCAGGCGCGACATTTGGATTCAAGAACAATCCATCCTCCCTTGGCTTCTCAAGTAAATTTGACCCCCTGCGTGTCGGCGGCGTCTTCGCAAGAAAGGTGATCTAAAATGGCGAAAATTACTCGCTTCAATGGCAACCTCCAGGCCTTCGCCTCGGCAGCTATAGGCACGGAAAGAACGATCTTCGGCAGCGTGACGCAAGCCAATGACCTGACCAGCCAGATCAACGCCGATTTTCTTCGTGGCTGGGGTATTGTCGGACCTTCCGACCAGCCAACCATTGAAGATTTCAACGCCGCCATGTACACCCATGGGCAGCTCCTGGCGTATCTCCATCAGGTCGGTATCGCCGAATACAACTCGGCACAGGAATATCACGCCGGAAGCATTACCGTTGCATCAGGGGTCATCTATCGCTCACTGATCAATACCAACGTTGGCAACAACCCCGCCTCTTCGCCGTCAAGCTGGGAGTCAAAAGACTCTGGGAAGCTGATAAAAACCACAGTGGTTTCGACCACCGGGACATTCACGCCAGATCCTAGATCGAAAACATTTGACGTCACGCTGCAAGGCTCTGGTGGCGCTGGCGGCGGGGCAGTTGTAACCGGGGCATCCATCCACTCTGTTGGTAGTGGCGGCGGCAGTGGCGGCATCGCGCGCGGCGTCTTTACCGCTGCGCAAGTAGGCGCCAGCATCGTTGTCACGCTTGGCGCTGGCGGAGCTGGTGTTGCAGGTGGGAGCGGGAACGGTGGCGGAACCTCTACGTTCGGCAGCCTGATGACTGCAACCGGTGGCAGCGGCGGCGTTTCCGGTCCAGCGGTATCGTCAACCACATCGGCAGTCACAAGCGTTGGCAGTGCTGGTAGCGGGTCTGGCGGCAACATATACAACTCGTCAGGCGTCCCTGGGGCTTACGGGTTGAATGCTGAATTGGGTTCGGTGTCTGGTGGCGGCGGCGGATCCCCGCTAGTGGGCGGCGCTGGCGGCGGTCCCGCTGTCGGGCTTGGGCAGAATGGTATTGCGGGCATTGCCCCAGGGTCTGGCGGCAGCGGCGCCGCAAACTCACCTGGCAGCACTGCTCGGCCTGGCGGAAACGGAATTACAGGTTCGGCGCTGATTTTGGAATACGCATAAATTCGCACGACCTACAACTACCTAGCCAAGGATCAAGCATGGATGACCCCGTTAGCCTGACCGGTCTGCCAACCACAATCGCGACGGCTGTAGGGGTCTTCTTCGCCTGTATTGCCGCCTTCAACAAGTGGAGCCAGTCGCAGAAGAACGATGTGACCCAGGTCACGATTCTCTCTGAAGACCGCGACAGATGGCAGTCCAGGGCGGAAAAGGCCGAGACTGCCATTGATGATTATCGAGCCAAGCTGAACCAAATCATTATCGATCAGTCCGAAATGAAGGCGCAGAATGCGGTGATGATTGAACAAATTAAGCATCTGCGAGAGGAAAACGAAGAGTTGCGGGCTGAAGTTCGCAAGCTCGGCGGAGGATCAAATGTCCGATCAATCACAACACTGTGATCCAGTAAGGGCCTCGAAAGAGCGCAGGCTCTTCATGGTCTATGGGGCAATTTCGATAGCTCTGGCTGTCGGGTTTGGTTACTCGATGGCCTCGATCAAGTATCAGGATACGCTGGCGGCTATGGATGCCAAGCATCAGGATGTGCTGGCCGATGTTTCTTTCGCGGCCAGCGAGGAACGGGCGAGCCTGCATAACCGTTATATGCGGCAGCTCAGCAAAAAGGATAACGAAATTGCAGCGCTTGCGGGCGTTTGCCGGATTGGAGTGAGTGCGAAATGACAAATCTTTCTGCGTTTCTGGATACCATCGCTTTTAGCGAAGGGACGGATAAGGCTGGGCAGCCTACGAAGGATCGAGGGTACGACGTAATCGTTGGCGGCGCCCTATTCTCAGGCTATTCCGACCACCCCAGGAAACTTGTTGAATTCCCAAAGCTCGGCATTAAATCCACGGCGGCCGGTAGATATCAGGTACTGGCGCGGTATTACGACGCCTACAAGAAGCAGCTCAAACTCTCTGATTTCTCCCCGTCTAGCCAGGATAAGATCGCCATTCAGCTAATCAAGGAATGCAAGGCGCTGGATGATGTGAATGCGGGCCGAATCAGTGATGCCCTGCACAAGTGTCGGTCTCGCTGGGCATCGCTGCCTGGCGCTGGTTACGGGCAGCACGAGCATACGACTGATCGCCTGATCGGTATCTATCAGACTAAAGGTGGAGTTCTCGACTCATGAACTGGTCAGACATCGGAAGTATCGTTGGCAAGGCTGCACCAATCGTCGGCACCCTTCTTGGGGGTCCCGCTGGTGCCGGTGTGGGCGCCCTGGTTGCAAGCGTGCTGAATGTACCGAATGACCCTGAAGCGGTCAGCGTGGCGCTTACTGGAAGCCCTGACGCCATCGTTCGCGTGCAAGAGCTGCAACTGACTGCGCGTGTCGAGCTGGAGAAGCTGGCAGTCCAGGCGGAAACCATGCGGCTTCAGGCTGCTGGTGCGCAGTATTCAGCCGAGGCGGCTGACCGGGATAGCGCCAGGCAGTTGGCGGCCAAGCAGCCGAATGACATTGTGCGGCCCGCGCTAACGTTCATCATGCTGGGCGGCTCGCTGTTCGTGGTGGTGGCCGTGCTGATCGGCTGGGCCAACGAGGTGATCAAGGATCCGACTGCTGCGCTGACAGTCGGCACCGTGCTAGGCCTGTGGCTTGGTATGACCAAGGAGGTGATGGGCTTCTGGTTTGGTATGACCAAGGAATCGCAGAAGCAGAATGCGATTGTTACCGACTTCGCCACCTCTGCCGGGACGGTGACGAAGCCGGATAAGTGATCAATCCAGATAACAAAAAAGCCCGCACGAATGCAGGCTTGTGGATTGCGTTACGATGGGATGTCGTCGTCGAACACGTTGTCGCCATCGTACTGCGGCGGCTCGTCGTCATCGATAATCGGCGCAGGCGTCGGCTTAACCCGCGCCTTCTGACCAGCAGTCATCGGCGCCTTCTTCTCCAGGGCTGCGATGAATGCCTCAATGGTCAGCTCGCCGGAATCGATCTTGTCCTGCGCAGATGCCAGGCGTTTGGCGAATGCTTCGTCAGGCCAGAAGACCGGCTCAGCATTTACCGGAGCAGATTCTTCCTGCGGGTAATATGGCTCAATGGTCTGGATGCCCTTCTTGCCGCGAGTCGTGTTGACGGCGACCCTCTTCGTCCCGCTGATGTGGCTCAGGTGACTGGTGCGAATGCCGCCGATTGCTTCCTTGCCAAAGGTCACAGCTTCGTCGCAGTACAGGACCGCATACCGTCCGATCCATTCCGATGGATCGCCACCCCAGCACGCGCTCAGGACGCGCAGGGAGGTCTTCGATGGCTTCCACGGCTGATTCCATGAGTCGATGACGATGATCACCGGCTGCTCGCTGCTGCCAGGCTTAACGTCGAGGATCTTGGCGACGATTGGGCCGCCAAGAAGATCGCAGCTATTGAGCTGGTCTGACTTTGCCTGCGTGGCGCGTTGCAGGTCTTCGGCTGTGAGTGTCATTGATCATCCCTCCAATACGACAGGTCTTCGTCTACGGCGTCCTGAGGCGACCAATTGCTATCGGCATCTTCATCGACATATATTTCATACAGCGATGACGCCATGTCCCAGCGAGCCCATCCGGCGCGGCGGCGCATGTACAGGTAGGCGCGCAATTTCCAGATAAAAGCCTTCATCAAACACCCCCAAAAGCAACATCGCCAAGCAGCTCGTTGGCCGCCCAGTTCGTCACGCTAGTGACTTCCGATTCATCTGCATACGCAGGCCAAGCCCCAGACTCCAGGCACCGCGCATAAGTGTTCAGCGCCTCACGATAATGAATACGCCCCAGCTCCAGCGCGATCTCGTCCAGGTCGTGGAACATAGTGCCATGCGGCGAGTCTTCCTCGATTGCGAACAGCGGGAACTCCTTCAACCGCTCGCCAGTCGCCCAGAACCACACATCGCTGTAGAAAGCGACCTGCATGTAATAGCCGTAATTCGTGATCGGCTTGGTGAACTCGACGCCGCGAGCGTCCTGACACTTCTTCACGTCGAGCGCAAAGATAGAGTCGCCCATGCGGTCGAAGCGGCACTTAACTTTCACGCCGGTTTCAGGGTCGGTGGCGACTACCGACAGCTCGTTTCGGCCAGGTGCTTTCATGTAGGCGGCGAATCGTTTGTTGCGATAGGCGGCTGACTGCATGCCCAGCATCCGGCGGCTCTCAGGTCGCGTCAGGACAACTGAGCCGCCAAGATCCTTTGCCATGCCACGGTAGAAGGCATCAGTACGCAGATCAGCCTCCGCGACGTGGTAGGTCTTGGCGTACAGGTCAGGCTCAAGCAAGGCCATATGCAGGCCTGAGCCAATCTGCTTGGCGCGAGTATCGCCGGAGTCTGGCTCGCGGAACCTGAAGTGCGCCGGACTGCGGCGGATCAGCTTGAGCCCCGAGTTGCTGGCCGCTTCGATGGCGAAGTAGTCTTCGGCTGGGAGGTTTTCGATAATCATTGCGGTACTACCTCCAGCGGCATCCAGTGGGTAACGGCATCAAGGCATTGCGAGCGCGTCTCGCCAATGACATTCCAGTATTGACTGTTCGAACACGCATCAGCTAAGTATCCGGCGCCATACCAGTTCAGACCTTCTGGGTCATGAGCCATGGAATTCATCCATCGGTCATTGTTCGCCAGCGCTACAATCTGATGCAGCTCCGGCATGCGGTCTTTGATGCTGATCCACTGGCTCATACCGGCACCCCGTCAGCGTCGGTCGACTGGCGAGCAAGAACCGCTTCAGCTTCGGTGATATCTTCGTTGGCCTGCGCGATAGATTCGCGAGCCCGCTCGATCTTGAGCTGAGCCAGCATGGCAGACACCGCTCCTTCGCCATTACCGGCGATCTGCTTCAGGTAATCAGCCAGGCTCTCGGCATCCTTGAAAGTCTGATGTTTAGTTTCTGGCGTGTACATTGTGAAGCTGACCGTCTTCCCGGTGCAGGTGATCTGAAGGCATGCATAGGTGCATCCTTGATCGTTCACGGCGTCGATAGCCTTCTGGACTTCCGACATATCGAAATCTTGGAATCTCATCGTATTGCTCCTGTCATGGATACTGCTTTAGGTGCTGAGATAGTGGCTCAAGATAATAACTATGTCAACTACTTTGATGCGACAAATGCCAGGTAATCGGCGTAGGCCAGCCTGAATTGCTCGAACCCGTAGACGATGGCGGAGAAGTGTCCAGCTTTGGCGCCATTGGTCAGGAAAAGCTTCTGCTCGGGACTGACCTTCGATTTCTTGCTGTCCAGTCGCTTCAGCTCAAACAGGCCGACAACGCCTCCAAGGTCGATAATATCTGGCACGCCAGCGCGAACGCCTTCCTTGGCGCGCATCTGCATATGCTGAGGGCTGGCTTTCGTTTCCCCTGGGCAGTGGAATATCAGCGGCCATCGATCCGGGTAGTTATGCTTCAGCCAGCCGATAGCGTCGATCTGTTCGCAGCGCTCTGAGCGGCAATCACCCCGATAGCCGCTGTCGTAGATGCGGATCAAAGCGCAACCTCCTGTTCCTGATAGCGACGTCTTCCGATTGTCCAGCGCGACCCCTTCTTCCTCGCCGATAATTCGGCCGGAACCGGAATCAAATCAATATTCTCCATCACGGTTTCCGCCTTCATCGCCCTAAGCCGCAAACGCGAGCGCTGATCAATCGGCAACGCATCAACGAACTTGCCCCAGATGATGTTGTTGACCTTCTTGTTCTCACCGGCATGCGGATAGAAGATCTCCATCGGTGTGTCGCCGGTCGATAGTTCATAGCGGAACCAGAGTTTCCCCCCAGATCCGTGACCGGCTTTCATGGATCGAACCGGAATCGACTCCCCATCGGAATAACTCTTATTGTTCAGCACGGCATTCGGATCGATCAGCATGCGTCGGCAAGACCGGCACTCGCGGGCAACTTGGTCGTTTTGTGTCATGCAACCAGGGCATAGTCGGAAGTGCCAGAAGTGTTCACAGCGCTCGCCTTTGCTGTCGCGATATATGCAGCGCCGCGCCGAAGGACTGTTCATGGTCTGAATGCCCAGGTCGGCCATGCATTTCGGACATTCGATCAGATCCTTTTTCTCTTTCTTCGCCTTCTCCAGCTCGGCTTGCTCGAGGATCTGGTTGTCGTAGAGGTGCCCGAGCGTGTTCATCACGTCAGCGTAATCCATCACCAGCGCATCTGGCTTGCTGCTGGCCGCGATCAGCTCAAGGCGATCAGCCGCGGTCAAGCCGAACAGGTTGGAGCGCTCAAACATCGGAACTTCGCCGTCAAGGATCAGCAGGCGCAGCACTCGACCGATAGCTTGGATGAGAAGAACCAGCGATCCGATTGGCCGCATGAATACCAGTGTGTCCCACCAGGGTACATTGACCCCCGTTGTCAGCACGGCCACGTTGATCGTGTACTTGATGACGCCTGTTTTCGCCTGATCCAGAATCCGGCGCCGATCCTTGTCCTTGGTCTTCTCGGTAATGACGCCAATTGTGTCGGGATCAACGCCGAGATCCTTCATGGCGGCAGCAATCTGCCTAGCGTGACGCTGAGTTGCCGCAAAGATCAGGACGCCCTTGCGGCTTGCAGCCTTCTCGATCACGTCAGAGCAGACCGCCAGCAGCTTCTGGTGATCGCTTACAACGGCATCCATCTCGGCTTCGTCATACTCCCAGCCGTTGGGGTTGAGATGGCTGAAGTCGTATTGCTTATCCGTGTCATCTGGATAGCCGAACGTCGGCGGCACAACCCAACCTTGCTCGATCATGAATTCTGTCGTGATGATCCCGTCGCCTACGCCGCCTTCCGGGTAATCCGGATCGTCCTGCGCGATGCTGGCGAACTTCTTCCAAAGGTGCTGCGGCGTATCTCCGACAATCGATTCGGTGCCGCGAAAGCATGACCCGCTGAATCCGGCAAAACGCATGGCCGGTTTGCAGTCGTAGAAATGATTGAGAATCTTGACCGCCATGCTGTCTGGATTGTCGTATGGGATCTGATGGCATTCATCCCACATGATCAAATCAGGGTGGAACTTTTTCAGCAGCGCTCGCTGCTCTGGCGTCTTAGCGAGTTCTTCAGAAGTGTATGGCGAGAACCGGTATTGAGGTTTTGGCGCTTCAGGTTCTTCACCATCCTTGGCTTTTACGCCAAAGCCTAGAGCGCGTGAAAGTGTGCCCTCGGTGGCGTATACAACTTGGAAATGAGTCGACTTGACCTTTCCGCAACTGGCCGAGAACAGGGAGTTATTGAGCAGCTTGGATTCATCGTTGAATGCCCAGGCCGCTTCCGAATTCTGCATGCACAGCTCGCCTTGGCGCTGGATGACCAGCACGAAGACAGAGCGAGGCTTTGCAGCGTTGATGGCAGCCTTTCGAACTGCCATTGCCAGAGCGGCGATCATGATCGATTTGCCGCTGGATACCGAGGCGTTGCAGACGATTGGCGGATGAATGTCACGGTCGCCCCACTTCACCGTCTCGCGGCTGCGGAAGTGCTTTTGCATGGCGGCGGTTGAGGGGAGCTGGTGTTCCAGTAGGTGGAGGGCCATCAGGCCTCTCCTTTTGCTTTGGCGATTGCCGCCTCGGCCAACTCGAATAACTCCAATGGAATATTGCTCTCGAAGTGATCAAGCATTTTACCCAAGGCCTCGAAAAGCTCGACACCGCAGCGATTGATCTGATCAATGCGCCTTTGGTCAGCCTTGTTTTCTTCGCGCCGACGGATGTATTCCATGGCGTCAGATTCGCTATCGAAATAGCGATAATACAGAGATGATTTGTCGTCACGGCGAGCAACTTTTGCCCGTCCGGAGCTGTAGATATAAAAGCATTTCGTTTCTTTTTCGTACTCTTTGCGCTCCGGAGCCGAAGCATAGGGGCTTACCAGCCATTTAACGATAGTCATTATTCTTCCCCTTCGAAAAGCACAACCTGCTTGTCAGCATCCACCGCCTTGCCAGCCTGCTGCATTTCGCGAACGGCCATGATGAGGTCTGCAAGGGCGTGAGCACTGACTGGTACAAGAGAATCCTCGGCCTGCTCGCAAGCCATAAGAATGGCGCCGTTCAGACCATTCACCAGCACAACAGCATTCGAAACCACCATATCAACTTTCGGGCGACTCGGTGCTTTCGGCGCCGCAACCTTCGCAGTTACCTTGCCCTTGCCAATCTCCTTGGCAGCCTCTTTGCGTCGCTCAAGCTCGGCAGGAGCATCAACACCGTGATCTCGAATCAGCTTGGTGGCCTCGGTGGCGCTGATCTCTTTGCGCTCAACGGCCTCATGCATCTCGCGACTGCCGCCAGCCAGCAGAATCATCTGATCAACATGCGCCAGCGACTTATTCATCTCGACCGCAATGTCCTGCCGGCTCATGCCATGCTCATCACGCAGAGACAGATAGACGCGGCCACGCTGAACAGGATCAAGCGGAAGCTGGCTGTTGCTCTTAGCCACCAAGGCCTTGCGTTGCGCCGGAGTGCCCTGAAAAGGAACGACACTGACGTAGCCATCGAAGCGATCCGGGTAAGATCCGGCGAAGTCGGTATAGGCCCAGTAACGGCATTCGCCATCGACCAGCTCGATATCGCCAGTCTCTGGATTGGTCCAGACCACTAGCGCAGGAATCGGCTCGCCGGCAATGAGTGCCGCGACAATGGAGGCGATATGCAGGCGCACGTCTTCGCGCTGAAAATCACGCTCGTTGAAGCCGTTGACGATCTTGATCTTGCTGAGCAGCGCGCGGATTGCGTCGCCGCGCTTGGCTGCTTCGTTGTTCTTGTCGGATGCGATGTTGTTCAAAGTGAAAGCCATTGGTGAAGCTCCTGTCAGATATGAATTATTTATCGCTTGGAAGGCCGACGAGTTTGTTGAGGTCGGCAACCTGGATAGCCGGCAGATTCGATTTCGCCGAGACAGTCATTGGCGGCAGCAGCTCGACGACTTCCGGCCATGCCTCGGTCAGGCGCTTGACGGTGCCGAACTTGTCCAGCGTGGCGCGCACTTGATTTTCGATAACGGTCCCGCGCTCAATCGCTGCCTTCTCTTCAGTCTCGATATCGTAGAATTCCTGGCAGAGAGGGCTGGCGGCCGTGATAGATATGCGATTATTCGGGGTCTCGCTATAGCCGTTCAATTTCACGGTAACCGAAACCCCCGCAAGGTTTACGTAGAACGATGAGCGCCGCTCGACAATGTTGGAGTGATCTTTCATTTCCGTAGGCAACGCACCATATGCGGTCGCCGCTTCGGCGTTGATCTTGGCGTATTCGGCAGCCTTTTTTGGTCCGCCGACAACTTGAATCCGCACGCGCTCAGCCCACGCAAATCGCTTTGCTTTGATCGCTTCAAGCTCGGCGGTTACGCCTGACTTCGCCACTGCATTCTTGATGACAGCATCTTTCAGCGCTGTAGTAATCCGGGTCATGGTGAAGCTCCTGTCTAGGTAGATAACAATTATATCAAGATATCGAATCAGTTGTCGCGATAATTAAAATCTTTGTCGAATTTGCAGCCTGTTGATCCGGCTCTGTGCGGGTGATGGAAGCAGTCGGCATGGCAAGGTGTGTACCGCCCCGTCTTAGCCCTAATTTGCGGCAACTCAACCCGATGTCTGTACTCGTCCTTCCGCCAGTCCCTGGCTCCGCATAGGCATTTCGGTTGGATGCGGTAGGCGTCCGGGTGCTGCTTTAGCTTTCGCCTGGCTCGGCAGCTGGCGCAGCGGGTGTGGGTTTTCATTTCGGCTCATCCGGCATTGGCGCCCACTGCCAAACTTTGTAGCAATGATCCTTCCCGCGACTTGAGCACCAAGCGCCATACCAGTTTCCGTCGCCTCGGTACTCGCCGTTTTCGACATTCCAGTGTCCGCCCACAGGGATCCTGATTAGGACTTTGGCGCCGATCTCTGGCATCTCTTCACTGCATTTAATCCAATAGCTCATCTCTCTTCTCCATTGCCATAATTGTCGCTCTGGTGGTACTATCCACGAAACATAATCACTATGTCAACACGGAATTCAATTATGCCCCCAATCGATCTACAGCAAGACGACCGAGGCCGCGCACTCGCCAGCCTGATCGAAGAGTATGGGTCTGCGGCTGCGCTGGGCCGCGCTGTAGGCGTTTGCCAGCCTGCCGCCGCCCTATGGGTCAAGAAGGGCTATATGTCGCGCAGAGCAGCCTGCACGCTGGCCGAGCTAACTGGACGCATGAAAGAAGAGTTTCGTCCGGATCTGACAGCCGAAGAGTGGGCGCGTGACTTTGAAGGTCCGGTGCCTGGTCGGCCGCCAGTTGCCACCACCAAGGATGCCAAACTGCTGATCAGCCTGGCCAAGCAGTTCGGCAGCGTGAAAGCCTTGTGCGCGGCAGCATTCATCACCGTCGGCGATTACCACACCTACAAGACTCGCGGTCGCATTCCGGCGATTAAGCTGCCTACGCTGCTGGGTCTTCAGAAGTGAGTGGCGCGAGCTGGAGCAGGGCGCCAAGCGATGCCCAGGCATGGGCGCCCGAGACTGCTAAATTTATGGCTGGGTGGTACAAGACTGATTTGTTCGGGCGATGGCACTATGCGCAAACCAAAAATAGTGGATGGGGGATGATTAACCCGCCGTCAAGATATCGCCAGCGTCAAATGGAGCGCCGACCATGACCGGCCACCTAGTCCCGCAACACATTGTCGACCGCGCCAACGAGGACATCGTCGACGTGATTCGCGGGTATCTGCCGGAGCTGAAAAAGGCTGGCAAGAACTGGGTTGCGCTGTGCCCATTCCACAAAGAGAAGACGCCAAGCTTTGGAGTGGTAGAGTCGAAAGACTTCTACTATTGCCAGGGCTGCGGGGCGTCTGGCGATGCCGTCGGGTTTGTCCGCAAGATGAACCCAGGCATGAGCTTCAGGGCGGCCGTCGAGTCCATCCTTGGCGAGGTAACCCTGGAGCCCTCAGCCGTCCGCAGGGCGCCAGTAGTGCGCGCAGTCCGCTGCGACCTGCCTGGCCACGCCGAAGACCGCGAGAAGTCAGCAAGAATCCTTTCCATTTGCCAACCAGTAGAGCAGCACAAGCACCTCATGCAGAACAATACCGCCCCGCACGACACATGCCTCGTCAACACCAAAGGGATTTTGATTATCCCCCTGGTCAACAACATCGGCGAAGTCACCAACACCGCCGCAATCATGTCCAGTGGCGCCATCAGCTACGCAGCCGGCAACCCATCCTTCGGCTCGACAGCAATTCTGGAGCCAGCGGACGCCAGCCAGCATGATGGCAAAACAATTATCTGCGCCGACTACGCGCACGCCTGGCGGATCTGGTGGGCGCAGTCAGGCCGGTCTCGCGTGCTGGCGACCATGGAGGTCGATAACCTCAACTGGATGCTGGCTAATTGCAAGGATCGATTCACCCACGTTGGCTGTGACCCATCAGAGGCCGACGATCATGCCGAGATGGGCCGAGCATTCATCGCGCTGCCGGTCGATCCCTACGCCAAACTTGACAGAAAGGTAGTGGCGGCATAGCCTTCAAATACCCGGTTTTGCTCCTGTCAAGCGTATTTCCTGGGTTGCCCTTCTTCGGAGGGGCTTTTTTATGGGCGATGGAAATGCAAGCGCAAAAAAGCCAGCTCGGTGGCTGGCTTGTGGAAATCAGGAGTCATTGAATATTGTGTTTCTCCATGCCTGCCTTCAACCTGCAAACGTCGCAAGTCTCGCGACATCCAGATTTGGCCGATGGATTTGACCAGAATCTTTCAAGCTCCCTGGCAGTTCCGCACTTAAGGCATTTCTTTGCCGCGACCCCTCCGATCATTACCATCTGGCCGCGCGCATAGTGATCAACATCGCATACCGGAAGGTCTCGATAAACGATGTTGTAGCAGACGCCATACAGCTCAGCTACGCGCTTCCTGTTGCCAAGCCGCATGACGTGGAACCTAAGCTCTGACTCGGTGGCGTTCATAGTGCTGCCATCGCTCTGCGCAGAGTTGTTCTTGAGAACCCTATGCGCCTAACAACCATCTTCCAGCATAATCCCTCATCCCGGAGTTTCTTCGCCAGAAGTCCGTACTGCTCTCCGGCCTGCACCTTTCTAGACATATCAATACCCCTGGCAGTCAAGTGCTTGAATACATTGGCTGGAGAACACCCAAGCTTTGATCCGATTGCTTTTCCAGTAAACCCCGCCGCATACAGGGCCACCATTTTATCAATGGCCTCCTCTGGAGTTTTGTTTCCGCGACCTCTTTTCATCCCCTCACCTCCCGCCGAAACACATCGCCTTCGCGCAGATCCTCGACGCCTGACAGGTACAGTCCGCCGCCTGGGCCGCGCATTACTTTCAGGGTTGAGCCTGGTCCTGAATCCAGTTGTGGGTAATGGCTGTACTCTCTCGCTCTAACCAGAACCTCCGGAGCCACGCTTTCTGGATCGACTGTCTCCACCAGCGTTATCGACGCAGGCTCTTGAACCTGGCGCCACTGTTTTTCTTGGCGCTGATTCCATTCTTCACGCGTGGCATCCATCAGGCAGGCAATGCAGTCACCGCTGAAATTTGAGCAGCCAAACCTATTTGTTCCTCCGCCCTCTGGCCATTCTCCCTCACATGCTTGAGATCCACAGACCTGGCACGGCTTTAGTTCGCTCATGATTTATCCTCAATCCGCCCGACTTCGTCTGAGTTGGCCCACCAGTCTGGAGCCTTGCCAATTTTCATGTCGACTGTGTTGGACTGGCATTTCGGGCACTGAGGGAATCCAAAAGATTTCCCTTCGGCCTTTTCTTTGTGATGACACTTGCTGCATCGGATGTAGACGATCATTGATTCAGCTCCTTGACCTTGTCGAGGCAGGCGTTCCAGCCTTTTGCGTATCGGCGGTATGCCGCAGGAAAGTCAGTCCTGTGTTTCATGGGGTCCGGGAGGGAAATAGTTGGTTTCGATTGCGCCTCATCGCTAGATTTTATGCCGCATATAGAACAAACAGTCGCCGCCCCGTGGTCGTTAATATCCCACTCATGCACATGATCACGCTGTGGCAGCACTACCGCTACCGGCGCGGGCGGCGAGGTGTAGACAGGAAAGGCATCAGTCCAGTGTTCAGGGTTGCTGGCTTTTTCGTTCGGCTCTGCCTGCTCAATAAGCCCGGATAATTTGCACTTTGTAATCCACGCCACCGGCTCTTGGCGCTCGACGGCTTGGGCGTCTAGAACTGCACGAACCTCGTCATCACCATCGAAGCCATAGTTATGCGCCTCAACACTGGATACGTATCGCTGCAGCAGCTCCCGAGAAATCTCAATTTTCACGTTCATTCGCTTGCTCCCGATTTGTTTGGTTGTGCCAGTGCAGCATCGACAATGCACCTTGCATGCTTGCGCATCAGCGCTCGGCCATTTTCCGGCATGTGCTCCCATGGGTAATCCATGCAGTTCGCCAGAACCTTGGCTGCCGACTCGAGATCGAGAACCGGATCTTGCCGCTCGACGACCGGCCCCGCTTCCTGAGCGAGAACGGCGCGGAGTTCGTCGGCTTCCTCGTAGCTTATGCAGCATAAAATCCGCTCCAGAAGCTCCCGCTTCACCATCACAAATTCGCTCATGGCTTCACTCCGTTGGGCTAATAGCGCCACATGCGCACTCGCCAAGATGGTATTCGTGCTGGTGGATTTTTGAATCGCCCTTGTGGCTTTTCACCAATGCTTGAATTTCCTGAGCCCAGGGGTCATCGAGCTGCATAACTCCAGTGTCTTTCAATAGCTGAACAAGTTCTCGGTATTTCTGTTCATTGCTCATGACTTGGCCTCTTCGGGTTTGGTGAGGGCGGCGTCGATGGCATCATCCCACTCGGCCCCCGTTTGGAGTTCTCCTGTTATTTCAGAGAGCTCACCAAGCGGGATGACGTCGCGAATCCCAATATAACGATTCGCGTTAGCTTCGGTTGCCGCATTCCGCCGCTC